GACCAGCGAAGGCGCAATCTTTGTGCAGAGACAGCATTAAAATACGTATGGATTGAGGATACTTACGAATGGCTAAAAAAACAGAGTGGGGCACACAGGCAGAGCTTGCGCGTCGGATGAATGTATCTCCGAAAACCATCGCCGCCTGGAAAACGCGCGGTAAGCTCAAGGGGCTTATACGCAAAAAGGACGGCAAGGTCAACCTTACTCGAGCGGTCAACATCCTGCCTGGCCGGGTGTCTCCAAAACACCAGCAATCACAAAATGCCCGCTGGAACAAACAGCAAAAGCAGCCACCAAAACAAGACAACCCGGAGACAGAAGAAGAGATCCGCTCTTACCTTGACGAGTCAATAGGCGACCTGGCGCAGCTGGATATTTACGAGCTGCAACGCCGGAACGAGCTTGAAAAGCTCCTGCTCGCTCAGATTAAGCGCAAGCACCAATCCGCAGAACTGGTCGAAGCCGAGCAGATAAAGACCCGCGCTTTCGAAGCGGCAAAGGCCATCAAGGAATCATGCATCGCTATCGCTGACCGAACTGCTCCGCTGGTGGCCGCCGAGGGCGAGGCGTTTGCGTGCAAGCAAATAATCTTGAAGGAAGTCAATTACATACTGGAAGATTTAAGCCAGAAGTTGGAGGTGGTTTGATGGGGGGTTGGTACGAATGGGCGATAAACCTGATCAAGGCGGCGGTTCGGGATCGCTTCTATGGCCGGATCACCCTGCATTTTGAGGCTGGAAAGATCGTGCATATGAAGCGAGAACAGACGCTAAAGCCGCCGAAGGACGACAAGCCATGAAAACAATTCAGGAAAGGAGAATGGCATGACAGAGAAAAGGCAAAAACAGGCGTTTTTTGGCGGGGTTCCGACTGATGTTGACATTAAAACATTGCGCGAGGCTTACCCGGAAAGCGAAATGGAAGCGGGGGTGGTCATCCCGTACTCCGAAGTTGAGCAGTTGTTGCAGGAAAAGAAGTGGTCGAATCGCTTTAAAGGCGTAACGAATCGGTGGCGCAAAATGGTTGAGGGAGAAACAGGCAAAGTTGTAGGCACTCAGCCGGGCGTTGGGTTTAAGGTTTTGGAAGAGACAGAAAAGGTTGATTTGAGCGGATCGAAATTGCGGACCGCTGCTCGTATGGCGAAACGATCTTATACCGTGGCATCGCGGGTGCTTGCCGGGAAGCTGTCAGAAGAAGACCGCAATCGGCTGGACTTTTACACCACCAAAAGCTCGAAGGTAATTGCGGCATCGCAGATCCGGTCAAGAAAAAACCTGTTGCCGGACTTGGAGGCTAAGTAGGCGAGGATCGAGGCCCGGCTAGGCGTGGCCCGGCGGGGCTTGGCTTGGCTAGGCAGGGCCCGGCAGGGCATGGATCGAGGCGCGGCTTGGCTGGGCCCGGCAGGGCATGGATCGAGGCGCGGCTTGGCTGGGCAGGGCAGGGCAAGGCAGGGCAAGGCACGGCGAGGACCATGGCATGGCCCGGCTTGGCGGGGCAAGGCTTGGCAAGGCGGGGCGAGGCGGGGCCAGGCATGGCGAGGATCGTGGCTTTTATGAAAACAATTCAGAAAGGAGAAAAACAATGGAACAGTACAATGTAACGCTTAACGGCTTGACACCGCTTTTGATGCACCAGGACAACATCGGCTTTTCGGAAAAAATTCAGCAATGGCAACGGGCGCCGGAAAACAAAGAGTATTCCGTTTCCGGTGACGACCGGTCGCCTGCCTGGGTTTGGCTCGGGTATGTTTACCACGATGGCAAGCATTTTGGCATGCCGTCTGACAACCTCATGACCATGCTCCGGGAAGGCGGAGCCAAGGTCTTGACCGGTAAAGGAAAGGAAACGTACAAAAAACAGACACAGGCCGGGATTATGATTGATCAACAGCAATGGTCTCTTTTGGTTGGCGGAAAAGAAATATCCATTGCGCCGTTCAATGAACTGATCGGCAACAATACGTTTACAGACCATATGGAGGCCGCTGAAAAATGCGGATTTGAGCTCTTGGTGAAACGGGCAAAAATTGGCCGGGCGAAGCATATTCGGGTCCGCCCGCTTTTCCGGGACTGGCAGTTGGTCGGTAGTTTAACAGTGATCGACAAGGAAGTTTCCGGCATCACAAAAGAGGTCTTGGATACTGTAATGAATCAGGCCGGGGCGCTTTGTGGCCTTGGCGATTGGCGACCCAGCAGCCCGAACAGCGGAACGTTTGGCAAGTTTGAGCCGGTGATTGAGAAGATGTAAATCTTGGTACGTGGCACGGCACGGCGCGGCAGGGTTAGGCGGGGCGAGGCTCGGCCGGGCGAGGCAGGGATCGAGGATAGCAACATTTAACTAACAGGGTATTCAAACACTGAAGCCCGGTTGGCTCTCAAACGAGAGTTGGCCGGGCTTTTTCTATTTGGAGACATATGCCACACCGCTACAATCAAGCACTCGCAGCAGGCATCAAACCTGATCCGGTTCTCACATACACCGAATGGGCCGACGAGCATTTTTATCTCCCCCGCGAGTCATCGGCTGAATACGGGCGCTTCCGTTCGTCCCGGACCCCGTTTGTCCAGGAACCGCTCGACGATCTTTCGCCTATGTCACCGACAGAAACCGTGGTCCTGGTGAAGCCCACGCAGCAGGCCGGGACCACCATTGCGTTGATATTTATCGCTGGCGCTATCGATATGTATCCCGGCCCAATGCTGATGATTATGCCGACAGACTCCATGGCGCGGGCATTTTCCAAAAAGAAGCTCATGCCGTCAATCAAAGCAACGCCGCGGCTGCAGGGCAAGATCAAGGAGCCGCGCAGCAGGCAGAGCAATAATACCATCCTGCACAAAGACTTTCCGGGTGGTTCCATCATGCTTACCGGCTCCGGCTCCGGCGCAAGCTACCGCTCGGAGTCGATCAAATATCTGATCATCGATGACTTTGACGGTATTGAGGTGGACATCGAAGGCGAGGGCGACCCGAAAACATTGGCGGATAGGCGGACCGGGACGTTTCCAGGGCGCAAAGTTTTTCTCAACTCGACCACAACCCGCAAAGAAACCAGCAACATCGAGCGTGCCTACGAGGCCAGCAGTAAAGGCAGATTCCACGTGCCCTGCCCGAATTGCGGCGAATACCAGTATTTGCAATGGGGCGGATCTGATGCGGAGCACGGCATCAAATTTACCCGCGACGAAAACGGCGAAATCACAGACATATGGTATCAGTGCGAGTATTGCCATAAGCGAATTGACGAGCACCACAAGGATTGGATGGCGCGGCATGGAAAATATGTGCATGAGCACCCGGAGCGCAAAGTTCGGGGGTATCGATACAACGCGCTTGTCTGCCCAATCGGCTGGGTAAACACATGGCGCTATATCGCGGAAGAATATCTGACGGCTGTCAAAGAGCTGCGCGAAGGCAACCCGCAAAAATATATTACCTGGCTCAACACCATGATGGCGGAGCCCTACGAAGAGGCCGGCGACCGGCCGGAATGGGCCAACCTCAAAGCCAGGATGGAGCCGTATGAACCGCTTACCGTGCCAGAGGGTGCCAAGGTTTTAACGATTGGAACCGACGTGCAGCATGACCGGCTGGCAACGTCGGTTTACGGGTGGGGCAAGGGGGAAGAATGCTGGCTGATATACCATATCGAGATCCACGGCAGCCCGCTTCACGATGAAGTATGGGGGCAGCATGATCAGCTTGTTTACCGGACCTATAAGCATGCCTCCGGCGCTGACATGCGCGTGGTGTCCTGCGGCGTGGATGCCTCTGACGGGAACACCACGCAAGCCGTTAGGAATTATTGCCGGACCCGCGCCCCGATCGTGTTTGCACTCAAAGGTCAGGCGGTTTCCAACAAACCGATCGTCGGCATGCCGACAAAACAGGATATTACCTGGAAAGGCGAAAAGATCCTCGGCGGCGTGGAAATGTGGCCTATCGGCACGGACACAGCCAAGGCAACGCTCTACGCACGGCTGAAGATCATGGAGCCGGGGCCCGGGTATGTGCATTTTTACGTCGGCCTGGAGAATGAATTTTTTAAACAGCTTACGGCCGAAAAGATAGTCACACGCTTCGTAAAGGGCTATCCGGTGCGGGAATGGCACAATGTGCGGGCGAACAAAAGGAATGAGGCCATTGACTGCTTTGTTTATGCGTATGCGGCGGCGCTTCGGGCTGGGATCGCGTATATGAGCTTTGAGCAGGCAGGCAAGCCAAAGCAGAACAAACCAAAAAAGAAACCAAGGCTGCAAGGCAACCCGTTCTTATCCGGCGGCACAGGCCGAAAACCCTATTTGAGGTGATTATGAGCGCAGGAGATCAGGCAACGATTGATTTTATCGCCGTGGCAATATCGAAGGCGCGTAACGGCATCGTTTACGACACCAAGGATGGCGCTTTTTGTCCGGCATGCGGCGAGCGGGTAAAAGTGCTTGTGACCAAACCATGGCTCGGCAGCTCGCGGTTGCGGTATCACAAGTGCGATAATCCAAAGTGCGTGATGTGCGTTTTGGATGAAACAATCAGATCCTGGCAGGAAATTTAAATTTTTTCCCATAAACTTAGTCGAATTTAGACCCAGTATCACGACTCCCACCAAAACCCCTGTCACAATCCCACCATGGCTGACTTATCCACACTCCAGGAAGACTTGGCGGCATACCGGGCGGCCCGGACGAAAATTCTGTCCGGCCAAGAGTATAGCATCGGCGGTAGAAGGCTTCAAAGACCGGATCTTCAGGCGGTTGAAAAGAAGATCGAAGAACTCGAGGCCAGGATCGCCATCTTGCAGAATAGTGGGCGGATAAAAACCTCCACCGCAATTTTCGGGGGTTGAGATGACCCATCAACCCGTAGGCCGCGTGTCGAACTTTGTTGCTCGTGCAATCGGCGTTTTGTCGCCAAAGATTGCTTTGCGCTATCTGGCCAACCGCGCCTGGCTCGCCTACTATACCGGCGCGAAAAACGACGGCCCGAACCAGAACTGGAACCCCCCGAACAAATCAGAAGACGCCTTGCTTGCCCGTGATCGGGCTAAGCTCATGGCCCGCGCGCGCGACCTGGAACGAAACAGCGGCCACATCTCCGGGGCCATCGGCAAAATATCCGCCAACGTGGTTTATACCGGCATCTTCCCTCAGGCCAGAATTCGTGACTTTGAAACCCGCCGGCTTAAAACGAATCTCAACGATATTGTCGAATCCCGGTTCAAGGAATGGGCAAACGACGATGAAGTCAACTTTTATGACCTGCAAGAACTTGTGCTCCGGCACCTCTGGATAGACGGCGAATGCTTGGTCCATAGAACATATGATCCGGATCTTGCAAAGCGCGGGATCTGCCCGCTCATGCTTGAAGTTCTGGAAACGGATTTTATCGACAATTCAATGACCGGGCAGCTGCTGAACGGCAACTTCATAAAATCCGGCATCGAATACAACGCCAAAGGAAAGATTGTCGCCTACCATCTGTTCAAACAGCATCCCGGAGATAGTTTGTTCACGAAGCATTTTGGCGAGACCCGCCGGGTTTTAAAAGAAAACATCAAGCATATCTACCATAAAAAACGGGCGTCTCAGTCCCGTGGCGTGTCCTGGTTGTCATCAATCATCATGGAGATGCGCGATTTTTCCGAATATCAAAACTCCGAGCGTATCGCGGCCCGCTTAACGTCTGCTTTTGGCGTCTTTGTCGAATCCCCTTACCCGGAGCATCAACTCCAGCACCCGCTTTTGCAAAATGACGAAGACGAAGTGCCGAGCATGTCGGACATCCCGAAATACCTTGATCCCGGCAGAATTGACGCCCTGCCGCCCGGCATGAGGATCAGCTCCGCGCAGTTCAACCGACCCGGCGAATCCTATGAGCCGTTTACCAAAACGAGCTTGAAAGGCGCGTCTGCCGGCACCGGCATGAGCTATGAGAACTTTTCCAATGATTATGAGGGCGCGACATATTCAAGCGCCAGGCAGGCCATGCTGGAAGAGCGTCGCGGATACCGCAAGCTGCAAACCTTTTTGAACCGCCATTTTAACGATTGGGTGTGGCGTGAATGGTTGGACGCTGCGGAGATGGCGGGCCTTCTCGGCAGGATCGGCACCGACGTGCCGGTGCAATGGCAAAACCCCGGCTGGGCCTGGATCGATCCGCAGAAAGATGCCAAGGGCGCGCAGGCCGAGCTTGAAATGCAGATTACAACCCGCCGGCGGCTTGCCGCAGAGCGCGGGGTCGATTGGTACGAGGAAATAGAAGAATTGGCGGATGAGGAAGAAATCTTGAGAGAGAAATTTAAGACCCCGGAGGGAGACAATGCCGCTGCCGAGCCACCGGCCTGATGAAGACTATGAAGATTTTATTGCCCGTTTGAACCGCCATTTTAACGATTGGGTGTGGCGTGAATGGTTGGACGCTTATGAAGATTTTATTGCCCGCTGAATGTCGAATGACACCATGGTTCGGGAGTTCCCGGACACGGAGCAGAGGCGCGCGGTTTGCGAAAACAGGTGGCAGGACAGCGGGGATCAAGGGAGAAATAATATGTTGTTCATAAATTTTACACAAGAGGAAATGAAGCGGCTTGAGCAGATCCAAGACCAGGAGATAGTGAAGGGCCTGCGCAAGGACCAGAAAGCGGAGAAGAACTTCGGCCATCCGATTGTATCGATACCAACCGGCCAGCAGGACACTGCCGAAGTTTATATCTACGATGTCATCGCCTGGCCGTTCATCGAAGCGCAGGACATTGTGAACCAAGTCCCCGCCGAAGTCAAAACTATCAACCTGTATATCAACTCACCCGGCGGCGTGGTCTGGGAGGGCATCGCTATTTACAACTGGCTTGCCAACCATGGCGCGCAAATCAACGTCCGCGTGGATGGTCAGGCCGCGTCAATGGGTTCGATTATCGCAATGGTGGGCAACAATATCAGCATAGCCAAGTCCGCATATTTCATGATTCATGATCCGTGGGTGGTTATGTCCGGCAACGCCGAGGATCTTCGCAAAGAAGCGGATCTTTTGGAGAAGCTGGAGGACACCATGGCGGAAATATACGCCGAGAAGTCCGGCAAAGACAAGGCCGAGATCCGGCAGCTTATGCACCAGGAAACATGGTTCAACGGCCAGGAGTCTGTTGATTTCGGCCTTGCCATGATGATTGACCAAGACAGCAGCACGGGCGGGCAGACCGCCGCTTTTGATTTGACCATGTTCGGGCGCGCCCCGCATCAGCAACCAACGAGGCCGCCTGTGCAGCGCGCAGCCAGCGCCCGCAACGCTAACGACAAGACAAAGGAGACTAAAGCAATGAATGAAGAACTCAGAAAAATGTTGGAGGCCAAGGGGCTGGCCGCAGACGCGACTGACGAACAGGCCCAGGCTTTCATGCAGAAGCTGATCAACGACGGTGTTTTGACAGCAGACGAGCAGAACGCTCTGAAAACAGAGGCTGCCAAGGCAGAGAAAGAGCGCCAGAAGGCCATTCGGAAATTCGTCAAAGTGGCGGCCCTGGATGAGAAGTTCGGCGAGGACATGATCGAGAACGATACGCCGCTGGACCAGGCAAAGGAAAAAATCTTTGCTGAGATGGAGCGCGTCAACCCGCCATTTGGCCATAACAAAATCGTTGTGGACCAGGACGAAAGTCAGAAGTTCTCCGCCGCTGCCCGTGACGGCCTTATGCTCCGGGCCGGACTGCGGGTGAAAGAACCTGCCGCCGGCGCGGATGAGTTCAGGGGCTACGAAATTGCCTCTGTTATTCGCGAAGCACTTCGGCGGTCCGGGACCGATGTGTCAAAAATGCATTCCCGGCGGCAGGTGGCTGACTTTATCACATCCGGGCCCAGGGGTGCGCTTACCACGGCTGACTTTTCAAACATCTTCCGCGATGTTGCCAACAAGACCCTGCTTTCTGCCTATCAGGAAGCGCCGGCAACCTGGCGGCCTTGGGTCAACGTTACGACCGCAACGGACTTCAAGACTCAGTACGGCATTTCCCTTTCCGAGGCCCCGGACCTGAACCTGGTCAAGGAAGACGAGGAGTACGGATACGGCAGCCTGTCCGACAGCCAGGAGTCCTATCGGCTGTTCAAGTATGGCCGCATCTTGCACCTCACCTGGGAAATGATCATCAATGACGACCTTCGTGCCTTCACCCGGCTGCCGCAGCTTTTGGGCAACGCCGCCCGCCGGAAAGAGGCGGACCTGGTCTACGCGCTGTTGACCAGCAATCCGACCATGAACGACGGCAACAGCCTGTTTGATGATACCAACCACAGCAACCACACAGACAGCGGAGCCACCGTAAGCGCATCCAGCCTGGATACCGGCAGGCAGAAAATGCGGAAGCAGACCGGTGCAAGCGGCGCCATCCTGGATCTGCGGCCCCGGTTTCTGCTGGTCCCTGTGGCGCAGGAAACTGATGCTGAAGTTTTGCTCCGGTCTCGCGGGTCGACTGAGGCCGACAAGAACGAAGCCGTTGTCAACCCTTGGTTCAACCGGCTGGAGCCCATCGCGGAGCCCAGGCTCGATGATAACTCCGAGAAGGCTTGGTATCTGGTGGCAGACCCGGCACAGGCAGATACTGTCGAGGTGGCTTACCTGGACGGATACGAGGCTCCCTACCTGGAAGAAAACACCGAGTTCATCCGGGACGCCATCGGCTGGAAGTGCCGCCATGTGTTCGGCTGCGGCGTGATGGACTGGCGCACCTTCTACAAGAACGACGGCGAATCATAAGCTGACAAATGAGTAATGGCCGGGTTTCGGCCCGGCCAGACAACATAAACTCAAGCAAACAGGAGAGACAAAAATGGCTACAAATAAAGTGCAGGATGGAAGATTCATCTACATCGCAACGGCATCCAGTGCCGAGTCTGGCGATCCGATGGTGATCGGCAGCTACTTGCCCTGCGTTTTGTTGACCGATGCGGATTCTGATGATTCCAATAAGGCGACCGTTGCGACCGAGGGCGTCTTCGATCTTTCGGTTGAGGCGGTTGATAATGACGGCAACAGTGCGGTGTCGGCAGGCGATGCCATCTATTACGATTCCGGCAACGACCCGGTGCTAACCAAGAAATCGGACGGTGAATACTTCGGGATTGCTCTGGAATCGCTTGCCACCGGAACCACCGGGACCATCAATGTGATGCTGCGGCCCAAAGCCGGCGTCGGCGGTGTGACCGAGGAAATGCTGTCAACTGATATGCAGGACAAGGTTATCACGCTGACGATTTCCGCAGCCGACCAGGAAGACGGCACTACCGATGTAACACTACAGGCACAGGATGCCGCCGGCAATGACCTTGCAGAAAATGTTTTTGTCCGGGTTTGGACCGGCGGCGCGGATGATTACGGCGTGGACGCTCTGACAGGAATCACGGCCACTACTGGTACGCTCGTCAATTCCCACACGGCCAACGGAGATGTTGACGTGGTGACGGATGCAGCAGGGACCGCTGTCCTGGCGATGGACAATAACGGCGCTGGCAGTATTTATGTTTGGGCTGCTGTTGCCGGCCATGTTTACGAATCCGGCGAGTTGACCATCACTGCTCCGTAAAGGCTGACCAATGACACTTAAAGACGACATAGCATCTGATGCTGACACCTTTTTCGACGCCGACGAGTTCGCTGTTGAGATCGAATATAACGGGGTCAGCATCAATGCCATTGTCGAAAGCATCTCTGAGCGCGTTGCAAACAGCATTGCTGCCGCCACGCTTGTTATCATTGTTCGGCAGGCGGATGTGGCGCAACCCGAGCTTGATGACAG